AAATCACCTAGTATTCTTCCAAACTTGCCTTTCATGTCTTCACCGTCTTTGTTGATTTGTGTTTTGAGAACAGGAGTACCTTTAAGAAGTTCAGTAAGTTTTTCCTTAGCGGCAAGTCCAAATTTCTTTTCAATTAAATCTCTTGTTCTTGATTCTGGAGTGTCGATGCCCATGATTCTCACACGTTCATCTTTCATCCATACACCAAATCCAAGATCAATATCAACATCTACAGTGTCGCCATCAACGACCTTAACAATATTACATTTGTATTCGTACATGATATGAGTATTTAATGAAAGTGGCACACTTCTGTTGCTAGGCAGTGCCCTCCCCGCTGACCTAATTAATTAGGCCGCAAGTGCTAGATTTTCATCTGCGTTTAATTTGCCAACTACTCTGCCAGTCAATTCCACTCGGCCCCGTAAGGAACACTGTTGGTGGAGCCGCTGGGTTTCGAACCCAGGTCCTGTTCAGCATCTAACATCAGCAATACTATTTTATTACGTTTTTGAAATTTTGTCTACTTGGTTTGAAGTGGTGGCACAGACGAAGCAGGCTGTATGCCTGTGGTGCCTTTGATGTAGTTGTCAGTTGCCGCTTTATGCGCCTTACCAATTGTAACCACAGTGGACTTATTAATAACAAAATTTTTAGTAAAATCTGCCATCATAATGTATTGAGTCATACCCAATCCATCTTTGGTCATTGTAAGTGCTAACGGCTTTGTCACAGTGATACCAATATTGTCTTCTTCAACAAACTTGGCAATAACTTCATCGCCGCCAGTGATTCTGATAGCAACAATGTCATTGGTTTTGTATCCAGGATCAATCAACATTATAATTTAAATCCTGCAAGTGTATCTTTATCAACATCCTGTTTTACTCCACCAATGATGTAAGATTCAACTTCTGTTTCTTGAGGAGCAACTTGAAGTCCTGCTGAACTCAACCAATGTTGTGTCCATGGTAATGGATTTGCATTAAGTGGACGATCAAACAATGGATCAAATCCAATTGCTTTGATTCTTTTGTTTGCAACAAATTCAACATAGTCACCTAACAGTTTTTCGTTAAGTCCTATTATAGTACCTTCTTTCATCAAATGCTTTGCCCATGCTTTTTCTTCTTCAACACATAGTTTATACATGTTACGCACAGTGTCTTTACACTCTTCTGTAATTTTTTTCATTTGGGGATCATCACCTTCTTGCCATTTTTTAATAATCTGTGTAGACAAGTTTAAGTGTGTGGCTTCATCTCTTGCAATAAATGATATAATTTTTGCTGATCCTTCCATAAGTTTCAGTTCACCAAAAGCAAATGTACAAGCAAAGGACACATAAAATCTAAGTCCTTCAAGGATGTTCACATTAACCATAGCAAGATACAACTGTTTCTTAACTTCATATAAATCACCTTTGCCTTTTACAAAATAATCTTGAGCAAGTTCTGAAAATCTATCATAGTTTTCTGTGACTGAAATCGCACGTTTTACAATCTCTTCATCATCTAAAATTGTATCAAATACTTCCGAAGGATCTGCATAAACGTTTTTCATTATATAAGTGTATGAACGTGAGTGTATAGTTTCCATGAAGTCCCAAGTAATAATGCATCCTTCTAGTTCAGGTATTGAAACGTAAGGCAAAAAAGACAAACAAGGGCCTCTGCCTTGAACAGAGTCTAACAGTGTTTGATACTTTAAATTTGCAGTAAAGATATGTTTTTGTTCTGGTCTAAATGTTTGATAATCAGCACGATCTTTTTGTAGAGATATTTCTTCTGGTCTCCAAAAATATCCTAGCATTCTTTGATTAAGTTTATCAAATTCAGGATACTTAAATTGGTCATATCTTTGTGTATTTTGGTCTTCACCAAAGAACATTGGTTGTTTTGTAAAGTCTACTTGGTTTCTATTGAATACTGTTTTGCTCATTGTTTTTTAATAATACTGTATTGTTTTGGATGTGTCAACTAAATTGCACAGGCATCACACAATTCTTCATCCTGTGCAGATGACAATTCATCTGTTTGTTCAGGCACTGTGTCTTCAATGCCTTGTGGTTGTACAGTTTCCTCCTCTCCTTTGTAGTCATATGTATTTTGATAATAGGATGTTTTCCATCCTAATTTATAAGTTGTCAAAAGATCTTTAATCATTATACTCATTGGTACTTCGTTGTTTTCATAGTGCAATGGATTGTATGACCAATTTCCAGATATTGCCTGATCAAAAAACTTTTGCATCACAGACACTATATTAATGTATCCTTCATTGCTTGGCATATCCCATAGCAAAGTGTAATAGTTTTTAAGTGTTTGGTACTGTGGCACAACTTGTTTTAATGGGCCTTTTTTTGATTTTTTAGTTGATAATAATGCACGTGGTGGTTCAATGCCGTTTGTTGCATTTGAAACCACAGAAGATGATTCAGATGGCATCTGTGCTGATAATGTTGAATGTCGTAGTCCATGTTGTTTTATTTCTTTACGTAACCATTTCCAATCACAAGTGTATGTAAATTTTGCAAGATCATCTACATCTTTTTTATATGTGTCTATTGGCAGTATGCCTTCAGCATATTTTGTTTTTTCAAAGTAATCACATGCTCCACGCTCTTTGGCAAGGTTCATTGATGCTTTTAGCAAATAGTATTGGAAGCATTCTGTTAGTTCATGTACAAGTGGCAATGCATCTTTGTCTGAATATTTTACTTTATTTTTTGCAAGAAAATGTGCAAGGCCAATGTATCCAACGCCTAATGATCGTCTTGCTTTTGTTGATATTTCTGCAGCCTTTACAGGATAACCTTGGTAATCAATGATTTGATCAAGAGCCCTAACAGAAAGATCACACAAATTTTCAAGATCCTCAAATTGTTTTATTGTTCCAACATTAATAGCAGACAAAATACAAAGAGCAATCTCTCCCTTATCATCATCAACGTGTTGCACAGGCACAGTAGGCAGAGTAATTTCTTGACACAAATTTGACATACGCACAGGATCTTTGAATGAAGAATGTGTGTTTGCATGATCAATATTCATAATGTATATTCTGCCTGTCTCTGCTCTTTCTTTTAACAATGCTGAAAACAAATCCATGGCTTTAATTTTTTTCTTTGGTGTTTTTCTGTCTGCTTCATACTTTAGATAAAGTTCATCAAAACGATTGTTGTCATGTCCAAACGCTTCATAAAGATCAGGTGTGTCATGTGGAGAAAAAAGTGTTATGTCTCCATCTTGTAACACTCTCTCATAGAATATTTTTGATATTTGAATCGAATAATCTAATTTGCGAACACGATTATCTTCTGTGCCTTTATTATTTTTTAAAACAAGTATATCTTCAATCTCTTGATGCCAAATAGGAAAATGCACTGTTGCTGATCCACCTCTGATACCATTTTGAGTACATGATCGAACAGTGGATTCAAAAACTTTAAGAAAAGGAATAACTCCTGTGTGTGCAACTTCGCCACCTCTTATTTTTGAGTTGATCCCTCTAATTCTTCCTAAGTTCAATCCAATGCCAGCTCTTTGTGCAATGTAATATCCTACAGCAGAATTAGAAGAAAATATTGAAGGCAATGTGTCATCAACGTCTACTAACACGCAACTTGCAAATTGTTTAATTGGAGTCCTGACTCCACCCATTACAGGAGTTGGAATATTGATTTGGAATGTTGATATAGCATCATAATACTTTTTAATATATGACATCCTGGTGTCCTCTGGATACTCAGCAAATAATGTAGCGGCAATCATCATGTACATGAACTGTGGGGTTTCATACACTTCACCTGTGCTTCTATCTTGTACAAGATATTTGTCTACAACTTGACGCAGTCCAGCAAAAGTAAAATCCAAATCTCTGTCATGTTTGATCCAAGTGTTTAATTTTTTAAGTTCAGTTTTAGAATACTTTTCAATAATTTGTTTGTCATACACACCACGTTTTACATTTTGTATTATAACATTCACAAAATGCTTAGGTTGAAACTGTCCAAACACTTCCTTGTAAACATTCCATAACAATAGTCTTGCCGCCGCATATTGATAGTTTGGTGCTTCTAAACTTATAAGATCATTTGCAGATCTAATCAATATTTCCTGGATGTCTTTTGAAGACATATTGTTTGTGAACTGAATATGTGAATTCATTTCTATTTGAGATGCACTGACTCCTGTCAGTCCTTCTGTTGCTTGTTCAACAACAAAGTGCATTTTATCGAGGTCAAGCGGCTCCTTGGACCCATCACGTTTGAGTATTTGTATATCGTTTGTTTTGTTCATGTATGTTTATTTTTTTAGTATAGAATAATGTTGATACTTAGTATATGACCTAAAGGCTCTTTAGTAAACGATAATATTAGGTAATGTGTGGATAAATTAAACGAATCTAAGTATTCTATACTTTAGTGTTGCTGTTGTATCGTTTGTCGAATCGTATTGCAATATGCCTTGTTCTGTGACTTGAAATACAATGCCACTGTCAGCATTTTCTGAGAAGTCATCACTGAACACCATTGTACCATCAATGCTTATGGCAGTAATGACACCCATACGTTTTTTTGTGCTGGTTCCGGTGCTTCGTGTTATGGTGTAATGAAACTGCACTTGGTTCTCTCTTTGATTATCAAACTGCACAGCTGAGCCAGTGGCATTGTTGAGTACATTAACAAAACCTGAGGTGTTGTTGTTAAGCGTTACTGCCTCTTCAACTGGTCCTTCATGATATATAGAACCTGCAAAATTACTCAGTGTATCTGATCTATGGAAAAAGTTTCCATATGCAAAATTGTTTCCGTGTTCAAAGTTAATAGACGGCCTTTCTGCTGAGTCATCAGAATTTTTTCCCACGTTCCTAAATGAAGTGCCTGCAACTATATTGCCAGCGGGATTCCCTCCAGCATCATGTATGAACACACCTTCAACATCTATGCCATCAAAAATACAATTGGCAATCATGACACCAGTTGGTCCTGTAATTTTGTTTGCTGTTGATCCATCTGACTGTTCAGCAAGATCAACTCCTCTGTGTAGCGTTTTGAATTCACATCCTTGAATAACAACATCTTGTATATCAAAATCGGACATAACTCCTCTTTCACTTTTCTCAAACACACAGTGTTGAAAATGTATGTGTTTACTGGTGTTGGCAGTAGTCCCTCTGATATCTACACATGCTTTGCTATTAGTGGCTCCGCTTTGTGCTGTGAAACTGCCAGAGAACTGAACGTTTAAAAAATGGCTATCTTGACAGGTATCTAAAATAGCAATGTGATTGTCTGACGTTTGTTCAAACTGCATGTTCTCGATAGATATGGCCTGCGGTATGTTGCCTCCATCAGATCCAATGTTAGCTGAAGTATTGCCCTTATCATCACAAGTTCTAATTACACATTCTTCCGTGCTATCATTTTGTTTGATAATTGTTGATCGCATGCCGTCGCCAAGTATGTTTGTAAATGGAAATATAAGGATAGGGCCATTTACTATGTAAGTTCCACCAGGAAAATATAATCTTCGTCTCTGTTTTCCTGTTGACTCAACGGTTTGGATGTTTTTTATCGCTCTATTGATTGCATCCGTGTCATCGGTGGATCCATCGCCTTTTGCCCCAAAATCTTTGACATTTGCAAAATCATCTAATTTTTTTTGCAGTGTTCTTACAACAGCATTGTTTGTATCTACTCCAGTTACGATAGGTGAATCTGTGTTGCCTTTAAATGTATATGTGTTTGCAATTGTAAGAATGTTGTCGTCTTCAGTAATAATTTTAGTGTTGCCAGTTTCAGGTGCACCATCTGTAATAGATCCATTGCCTATAAACAGTTCCTGTGTGTCTACTGCAAATCCTAGTTCACCAGCTGCCAGTTGTGGCAATGATTCTTTCAAACCACGTCTATGTTGTATTCTTGAAATCTGCGTAATGGCCATTTGTGTGTATTTATAGACTTATAACTTATAGTATTGTTCTACTCTTGCTAGCCATTTATCAAGCCAGTATGTGTAATGACTAGGTTCTAGATCAAACTGCTGATAATTAAGATCTCGTGAACACATGAATATGTGTCCTTCCCTTATTTGTGTGCCATAAACTTCATTATGTGCTTCTGCGTAGGCTACAAGTTGCAGATAATAATCTTCTACCCACTCTTTCTTCTTAGGCTTATTTGTTTGTTTAAAATCCATTATGGCAGGATTGTTGGCATAGACACCAACCAAATCTGTGGTTCCTGAATAAAGTCCTGGAAAGTATAACGCTTGTTCGATGCCCCACACTTCATCCACATCAACCAAAGCATTTTGTATTATTTGATCTGCCATGCTATTTGCTTGTTGGTGCACCAAATTGGTTCCTGGAATCCTCTCTTCACCGCATAAAAATTTTTCTAAATTGTTGTGCATTGCTGATCCTACGCCAGATGCTTCACGAACAATGCGTTGTGCTTGTTCTTCTCCAACACGTTGTTTCCACTCAATGAGATGTGTCATGTCTTTTGTTTTGGATAAAATTGTTGTGACAGACGGAATCCGATCACCCTGTGGAGTCTCATAGACCCTTTTGCCATTTTCATTGATTTGTTTAAGGGTGTGATATTTAAATTTTTCTACAAAGGCCGGAGCTTGTATTTTATCTATATTCAAAGTTCTGATACTCCTCAAACTTGTTTAGCAATTTAGCGCCATTTTTTAAATGGAATTTTGTTGCCATTTCAGTGCATGGAGAAAGAGTAACAAATCTTTCAACATAGGGTTTTGTTTGCGTAATAAGATCTTTAACTGCAAAAATAATGCCTGTGCCTGCGCCTTTTTTATAACTCCATACTGTGTAAAATGTTGCGACATGTCCTTTGTCAATACAACATCCATCATGTAATTCATCTTCATTAGCAACCACCTTATCTAAATATGATACACATATGATCGAGTCAATATCGATATTGTTGGTCGAAAACACATATGTTTCATTAGGAGGAGTTACTCTAAAAAATGCAGGAATGTGTGGACGCACAGGATCTTTTTCAAAATGATGCTCTTCTTCTGGCAATATCTTTCTTATCATTAAAATATTATATAGTATTATGAACGTTTGTTCAATGCTCTTTTTGCCATCTTAGATACTTCGTCGTTGCCATTGATGTCCATCATGTTGTCATCTGTTGGTTCGACAACTGTGTCTATTGTAATTTTTGTGCCATCGAAAGACTTGACTAAGTTTTTTATAATAGGATCATTCATTAAAGACTTTATTATATCAGGATTAATGTCTATGCCTCGATCATCCATGTAGTCAGACAAAGCATCAATAGGAATAGATGCGCCTACTTTGCGAGCATCTGCTTCTTGTTTAAAGTATTGTAGGATAGTTGCTAACTGTTGTGCGTAGTTCTCAACTTCGTGGATTAACATTATCTTTCAGCACGACCGGCTATCTCATCACCGCCAGCTGCAGGCTCGGATGCGCCAAAGTCATCTCCACCTTCAATGTCTGCATCACCACCAGCATCCATATCCATGTCCATGCTTGTGTCGATGTCTGTGTCTCCTGCCATTGGTGCTACTGATTCGCCTTTAACAATGGATACAGAATCTTGTGCACCTTGCCTTGCAGTGCCAAGTGCTTCTTCTAATGCTTCCAGCGTTGGATTTATTTTATCCTGATAAGACTGTGCTTGTTGTTGTCCAAGTTCATTAGACATCCTATCCACAAGTTCTAAGACTTGTGAAGATTTTATTTCTGCAATCTTTTCATACATGTCTGTAATGGTGTCCACAATGTCTTGTGATGCAAGTAATATTTCTGAAGTCTCCATTTCGTTTTCAAGTAAAGATCTCAATGAAGATGCATAGTCATTGGATTCATTGCGTCCAACGATTTTTTGTAAGTTATTAAATCTAGTCACGGCTGACGCTCCTCCTTTTATAAAAGTGTCTAGTTTGTCTATGATTGGCATAAAGCCTTTCATTAATGGTGCAGGCACAGAACGTCCTGACTTTGCTAATTCTAAAGCTCTTTTTGCCTCGGAAAAATTTTGGTTACCAACCAGCAATCTTAAGGCAGCCATTTCTTTTGCTCCTAGTCTCACCTGTTGCTCAGCAACTTGTCCTGTTACTGTTTGCTTAATTGCTTCAACTACTTTTGCAAGATCTTTTTCAAGTTGTGCAATTGAATCTTTTTGTTTTGGATATTTTTTCTCAAGTTCTTTTTTACTCATGCCCTTCTGCATGTCGTGGACTAATTTTTTAAATTCAGGCGCAACAACATCTTCAAGGTCACCGGCATCTTCTCTGGTTACTTTACCGTCCTTAAAGTCCACGTTATGTGTGTCGCCATCTCTGGTTGTGTATTGAATAGATATGCCTTTAACTCCAGCACCCATGCTGTCAATTTTGTAGCCTTGATCTTGAATGTAGTCCACAAAGTTTCTAGCTTCATCGTCCAAGTCCTCCATGGTTACTTTTTGGCCGACCTTAACATTTTGTTTTACATTATTGTTTGAATCTTTTTTAGATTTTATTTCAACATTCCCTGCATTATCTGTTTCAACATCTACTTCTTTTGTATCAACTTTTGTTGTGACACCTGGTTTAGCAGGATCTTCAATTTCAATTTCATCACCTTGGACTTTTTTGATTCTCATCTCTTGTTCTTTTACAATAGCATCAAACAACAATTTATTTTCCATGTATTTTGGATTTGTTGCTTGTGTGTTGAAAGCCATTGCTGACTCAAAGGATTTTATCGAGTCACGTACGGATTCTTTAAAAGTTTGTAGGGTGTTATCTTCAAGTTCGCCTAGGTTCACTGAACATCCAAATCTTTCTGCAATAATTTGGCTCAATTTAGAACTAGAAAAGTAATCAATGTTATCTATTTTCATGGTGTCAAGATTATTTATAAAGATAACACAAGGATTTTACAGTGTCATGGATCTATAAAATTTTTCAATTTTTTCATCGATCAAGTTTAATCTATCAAATAGATAATCAATAACGTCTAGATCAGCAGTATTTTTGTTTTTATTGCGAATATATTCTGAATGGGCAACAGCATGTTGTTTATCTAGTAATAGTAATTGGTCAAGTGAACTTTTATGTTGGCCGGAATATTGATTCATTAAGGTTGCAACACAAATTGCCACCTTGCGATTGGTGATATCTCGTCTAATTGGTTGCCTGCTTTTTGAGAACACATCAAACGTGTGATGTTTGGTGGCAATAACAGCACAATCGCCTATCACCACTCCATTTTTGATAGATTTTGGCACATATTTTATTATATTACTGGATCTTGTTAATCGCCAGATTGCTCGCTTGATAAAGCTCTCAATACGTTTGATCGACACCATGGTTGCACCTCAGGTTTTTTTGTTCTCATTTTATCATATACTATAAGATGTTTACGCCAAAGTAAATCAATTACTGTCCAATCATCTAATAAAATTTGTTCGAGTAAAAAATTTTCATCTACAATATTATGCAACATATTAGCCTCCTTAGTATCCAATGATATTGAATAATATTTAAATTGAATTTTCAATTTATCTTTTTCTGTTCAGAATTCTTAGTCTTCGTGATGCTGGATTTGATCTTTTTGTACGTTTGGCTTTCCTTACCATGACAGAGCCTTTGCGTGCTCTGAGTTGTTTCATTCTTACTCTTGCTTTAATATTGATTGGTTTGAAACATTGATCAGGTTTGGCAACTATTCTGCCTTTCCTTGCACCAGATGTGCAACGATATTTTCTAACTACTGAAGTGCCTTTGCGGCCCCAAATCTGTTTCTCGTCTAAAACTTCTTCTGCGCCAAAAATTTCTAAAATTTTCATTTTTAATTGATCATAATAACGGCAATCAAGGTTGATAGTGTTCCACCAATTACTGTTGCCGCTGAACCAATAATAATTTTGGATGTTCGTTTTGATTCATCCAACATTGTGGATTTTAGTCCATGCACTGCTGTTTCAACGCCTTCTATTCTTTGTTCTAATCTGTAGTATCTCTCAGCACACAAGTCGACATGTGCTTCAAGGCTTTTTTTCTCGCTGTCATATTGAACTGCTGTTTTTACCATTTAATCATAGCGTCCTTTCCACGCTCAGTGGTGCCTATGATGCCTATTCTGTGCCTATACATGTGTATTTAGTGGTCAGAGGTCCTGAATATTAAAATATAAGTTTTTAGTTTTCTGATTCCTAGTATCAAACACTGCTGGATTGACAGTGATAGACTCCATGAGATGTGTTATCACAGGCACTTGGTGACAGTCGTCTTCAAGTCCGCCTAGATTACTAAATTTGTTTGCAAATACATCAAGTTGCTCAACCATAAACGATATAATCCAAATATTTTGCGTGGCACCAAAGTTTTCTCCAAAATCATATTCGGACATTGGTTGGTTGCCTGCCATATCTATTCTAATATTCAAAGGATTTCCGCGTAATGAAATTGTTTGCATTAATGCATTATAATTCTGCATCTGCAAAGCGGAAGTTTGTGATATATCGATTAAAGAATAACCTACAACGTGTTGGGGCATGATAATATTATATGTGAATTTTCCTGATGTGTAAAGTGGGATGAATCGTCAAAATGTTTCTAATATTTCGCAAATTTCTTCATATAATTTAAAATGTAAATGTGCTGTTGCATGGTGGCAATTGAAAAATTTTGATAGAGATGAAGATTCCCATCTATTAATTTTATTAATAAATTTTTGAAATTCCCTATCAATAATGTCGTACTTTTCTGTATTAGGCAACTGACTTCTTTTTAGAAAACATTTTGCAAATATTTCTAGATCCAATCGATTGTCAAAATAACTATCTTCGAAGTTATCAACAGCTATTTGAGAAAAACTTTTGTGTACGCCTGGAAATTTTGTAAAAATGTTATGAAATTTGGTATTTCCACCTACTACAATCAAAGGAAAAATAAAATTTTGCAATTGTTTTGCAATTCGTTCAAAGTTTGGTTGTACAATGTTATCGATATTAGAATTATTCCAATCTAAAGCATCATTATGACATGCATCACGTACAGTTTCATAAGCCCATCCAGTTTTTCTATCAATAAAATAATTTTTGTAATCTCTCATAAAACTACACTGCATAAAAATAATTAGATCAGGTTTTTGGTAATGTTCTAAGAAATTGTGTACTAAATCTATGCCTGATTGATTGCCCCCTCCTCTAACCGAAAGGTTTGTGACTTGATGTTTATTGAACTGGGATAAAAAATATTCTATTCCAGGCATTGTTGGTTCAGGACAGCCTGGAATACCATAGGCACCATTACTCCAACTATCACCTACCATGAGTATGTGCATGATAATAATTTATATGAATTGTTATAGGAAGTAAAGCGGTCCTGAATAAAGAACCGCTTTGAAGTGTTATGTATCTTAAGATACAGCTGCCGCTGTTAAGATACCAAGTTTTGATGCTGTTACAGTTGCACTTGAAATAGTTGCTGAAATTTGGCCATTTCCGTTGAGTGCTCTGATTGCTGTTTGTAAAGACGCCGCTGTTGGGGCAGTGTCTGCTCTCAGTATGTAAGTCTTTTGAGTGTTTGAGTCTACTAAAGGACCTTCTGCTGTGATGTTAGCAAATTGTTCAATGGTTCTTCTAACAATTTCAAGACCAGCTGTTGTTGATGATGTGTCTGGATCACCTGTCTCAGCATTCATGGCGCTGATGAAATCAACGAGGAATATGCTGTATTCAGGATAACCGTGTTCGATATCAGTCTTATGACTGAAATTAGCTTTTGCTATTGGCATGTTATTATCTCCTTATGTCCACGCTCCGTGGACTTTGCAAATATTTATGTGAAATTTTGGTAAAATAGATGTGCTTTTAATGTAGGGGTGATGTTGCCACCACCCCCATGTTATTATCCAGCCACTGCTTCGACCGGTATGTCGGCAGGGGGG